GTTTTGAAAACAAGAGAGATGCACTACAAAATGATTACGATGAGAAAGCAAACCGTCTGTCTGAAACCAATACAGAAAGAATGGATGAACTTAACAATAAGGTTGATCGCATTGTCACTCGACTAGAGAATGATCTTGAGAGAGAGATGAGAGAACTAGAAAGTGCCATATCAAATAAATTACAACGTGCATTAGACAATCCTCTAGCAAACTAATTTGATAAATAAGGACGTACATTATTTAACTTTGTGATTTTGTTATTCGCTGATAATATTATTACGAGGTAAGATATGGACCCGATCACGGCTGCCGCCACGGCCTCTAGTGCATTTGCCGCCATAAAAAAAGGTTTTGAAATCGGTAGAGATATCGAATCTATGGTAGGCGACCTGTCGCGCTGGATGTCAGCAATCTCTGATTTATCAGAGGCCGAAAAAGAAGCCCAAAACCCCCCAATTTTTAAAAAGCTATTTGGCGGTCAAACTGTCGAGGCGGAAGCCATGGCGACATTTGCTGCAAAACGAAAAGCCGAACAGCAAAGAGCGGAACTCAAAACCTACATCCAGTATACGATGGGTGCTAGTGCTTGGGAAGAATTGGTTCGTATGGAAGGACAAATTCGGAAAACTCGCAAAGAGACTATTTACAAGCAAGCACAGAGACGACGCAAGTTTCTAGAAATTGTTGGTATCATTCTTGTTGTTGCAGCCCTCGCTGGTGTTGCTACTCTAATGTTTATGTTAATATATGCAGCAGTGAACTGATGGAAATCGTTCATGTGTTCCTTCTACAGCTATACTTGGGTACTGGCGAGTTTAGAAAACTAATATCCAATGATATGCACTTTTACTCAATCACAGAATGTAACTATTTCGCTCAAGAGATATCTAAAAGATATGGTAATTATCAATCACTTGATTGGATGGACCCTAAAGACAGAGCAACGGCTTATTGTGTTCCTATAACTTTGCCTAAAAATAGTGTGGGAAAAACGATAAAAGTGTATTGACAAAGGTGACAGGATTGTGTATATTATGAGCATGAAAACGATTCTGACATACATGATTCTCGCCGCAGTTGCTGTAGTAGCTTCAATTCCAGCAAACGCACAACCTAAACTTTCTGATAGCGCAGAAGAAGCACAGTGTCTAGCAGATAACATTTATTGGGAAGCACGAAATCAATCTCGCGCTGCTCATATTGCAATTGCTTTTGTTGTTATTAATCGCGTATTTGATAAGCGATTTCCTAACACAATCTGTGAAGTAGTTGAGCAGGGCCCAACTCGTCCTTCATGGAAGGATAAGACAAAGCACTATCCTGTTCGTAATCGGTGTCAATTTAGTTGGTATTGTGATGGTAAGTCTGATAAGATACCAACAGTAGACGAAGACTTATATAACCAAATACGGTTTCTGGCTGGCGCATTTATCGTGAAGCATCACTACTTCATAGATATCACAGATGGTGCAACGCATTATCATGCGTATTATGTAAAACCTTCTTGGGCAAAGACAAAGACCCGTACAGCAAAAATTGAAGATCATATTTTCTATAGGTGGGAAAATGCAAATTGAGAATGATACTAAACTTGACTACAGTGATGTACTAATACGTCCTAAACGATCTACTCTTACATCTCGTAAAGAAGTAGATTTGCAAAGAGTCATTTATTTTAGGAACTATAATCCAAATTTTGATACTGATGAAAAACCTGTGGGTTATCGTGGTATTCCAATCATGGCAGCTAACATGGATGGTGTTGGTACATTTGAAATGGCTGATACTCTTGCAGCGCAACTAATATTCACTTGTCTGAAAAAGACTTATTCTGTAAATGAACTTGTAGAATATTTTGATAGAGACATTGATGGTGATCAACTACCAGAAGAACTTGCAGTAGGACAGAGACAAGGTTATGTTGCTATGTCTATTGGTTGCACTAATGAAGATTATGAGAAGTTTCGTAGTGTATATGAGTTGACATATGGTGGTGTACATTTTCTGAATGTTGATGTTGCTAATGGTTACACTGAACGATTCAGTGATTTTATTCATATGCTAAGATCAACGCATCCAGAGTTGCGGATTATTGCTGGTAATGTTGTTACCGCTGATCAGACACAGGAGTTGATTATTAATGGAGCAGACATTGTTAAAGTGGGCATCGGGCCTGGGAGCGTTTGCACAACTCGTATTAAAACTGGCGTTGGTTATCCTCAACTTAGTGCTGTTATTGAGTGTGCTGATGCTGCTCATGGTCTTGGTGGACATATTATTGCTGATGGAGGCTGTACAGGGCCTGGAGATGTCGCTAAAGCATTTGCAGGCGGCGCTGACTTTGTAATGCTTGGTGGTATGCTTGCTGGCCACGATGAAGGTGGTGGTGATGTAATTACCAAATATTATGAGACGGGTGAATATCAAAAAGTAGTTGATGATGGATATGGTGGAGAAATCCCTACTGCAACTAATTTTATTCCTACATTTGAAGAAAAAAAGTTTGTTCAATTTTATGGAATGTCATCGGAGGCTGCAAATGAAAAACACTTTGGTGGACTCAAAGATTACAGAGCCGCGGAAGGAAAAGAAGTCCTTGTTCCCTACAGAGGAAGCATTAATTCTACTATCCAAGATATTCTTGGCGGACTCCGCTCGACATGCACATACGCAGGGGCGAGACGAATAAAAGACTTGACAAAGTGTGCAACTTTTGTTAAAGTAAATAATACACATAACAAGGTATTTGGTAATGGCTCTTGAAGTAATGACTACAGCAAAATTCTCACAGATGATTGAAGAGATATCATCTGATAAACGTATCTCTTACATGGATGCGGTTGTCTGGTATTGTGAACAGGAAAACGTGGAGATCGAAGTCGCAGCTAAACTTATCGGTAGCGTTCTGAAGACCAAGATCGAAGCTGAAGCACAAGACTTGAACTTCTTACCTAAAGGAGCAAAACTCCCATTATGATTACATCAAACACACAACTTAAAGATATGATTCATGTTGAACGTGGAATAATTCAGCATGAAGTATGTGATATGATCGTTGATCAGATTCAAGATGAAATATGGAGTAGTCATGGATGGAGTGATCTTCAGACTAATGAAGTAACAAGTCATGAAACTAAAGAATTAGATGTTCTATATGCACATGCTAGTGAAATGGAATTGCTCTATCCTTACATACAAAATGTAGGTCTGACGTATGAGAATCGTTTTGATACGAAAGGAATGATATCAGAGGTTTCTAGAATCCGTTACAATAGGTATACGCCCGGTCAGATTATGAGACCCCACATAGATCACATTAAAACTTTATTCGATGGTAAATCAAAAGGTATTCCTGTATTAAGTTTCATAGGAAATCTTAATGATAATTACAATGGTGCAAACTTGACATTTTGGGATAACTATACAGTGCATCTAGAAAAGGGTGATATTGTTGTGTGGCCTAGTTTATTTTTATATCCACACTATGTCACTGAATCAACAGAAGGTACACGGTATTCTTTTGTCTGCTGGGCTTTTTAATGAATGGGTTTGAAGCGTATCAGACATATCTAGCAGTTACAAATCATTTCCGTCAAAAGAACTACGACTACTTTCGTTACAATGGTAAGATGAAAGTCAATGAAAGTTCTTACATGTCTCGTAAGGATAGGTACACCTTTGAGAAAGTAGCAAAGAGATTTGATAGAGATGATTTTGTAAAGTATCTAATTTCTAACATCATTGCCGATTCAGAGAATATGTGGATCGGTAATATGATGGGGGGTAAGGGAGAGATTATATATAAGAAGTATGTAAAGAATCTTGAATCTCTTACATACAGCTACAAGGAAGACTTAGAGACAATTCATGACTTTGAGTCTGACTTTGATAAACTATTCACATCAGAGAAAGGACATCCACTACTCTTTAGAATGTATCTGAGAAACAAGGTACACATCAACACTTGTGTGATTCTCAATGATTTGGTTGGCTACAGTAAACTGTGGAGCAAGCAAGACGACATGATGCTAAATGACTTTCTGAAATTGCTTGACAAATATCCAAGGTTCCTGTATAGTTACACCAATATCGACAAAGCAAAATATAAGAACATAACATTGGAGGTCTTCAATGAATAATGAAGTCGAAGCATATGTCGGTGAACTAAAGCAACTTAGAGAGGAGAATACTGTTCTTAAAGAACGATTGAAAGAATACGAAATAGAGATTGCTTGGACGCAACAGTACCAAGGAGTCGCCCCGCAAAGTGAAAAGCATTATGATGTTCAATGGTATATGCATGGGGTAGAATACATACCTAAATAATAATGCTTGACACTACGCTTACATTATGTTATATTGGACAAACTTAAATACGCAACATACACAACATACGGAGAATACAAATGGCTACAGATTTTGCCGCGCTTAAAAAGTCCCGCTCAAACTCATTGAGCAAACTCGTTTCAGAGACAACAAAAATCAACACACCTAACGAAGGCGGTTCATCTGATGATCGCTTCTGGACTCCTACAGTCGATAAGGCTGGTAATGGCTATGCGGTAGTTCGTTTTCTACCAGAGCCTCGTGGTGAAGACTTGCCGTGGGTACGCATGTTCAATCATGGTTTCCAAGGCCCAGGCGGTTGGTATATTGAAAACTCTCTGACTACCTTCAATGAGAAAGACCCTGTTTCTGAATACAACTCAATGCTGTGGAATAATGGCACTGATGCTGGTAAAGAGCAGGCTCGTAAACAGAAGCGTCGTCTCACCTACATTGCGAATATCTATGTGGTGAAAGACCCTGCTAATCCGCAGAATGAAGGACAAGTGTTCCTCTACAAGTTTGGTAAGAAGATTTTTGACAAACTTAACGAGGCTATGAATCCTGAGTTTGAAGATGAGTCACCAATCAACCCATTTGACTTTTGGGAAGGTGCTGATCTAAAACTTAAGATTCGCAATGTAGAAGGTTATCGTAACTATGATAAGTCTGAGTTTGATAGTCCCTCTGCACTACTTGATGGTGATGATGATCGACTAGAGAAAGTCTATGAAGGTCTTTATTCGCTTCAAGATTTTATGGATCGTAAGAACTTCAAGCCTTATGCTGAATTGGAAGCAAAGCTGAATCGTGTTCTGGGTCTAGATGGTTCATCTCCAAAGCCAACTACTACTGCTGAAAGCACTGTTGTAGATGCACCCGCCCCAAGGGCTGCATCTGCTCCAAAGCAAGAAGCGGTGAGTGCTAGTTCGGAAGAAGATGATACACTCTCCTTTTTTGAGAAACTTGCTGAAGAAGACTGATGCCTTAAGCAAGAAACTGAGGGGGCTTCGGCCCCCTCTTTTTTTTAGTTTGATTGGAATACTCCAGCAGGCTCCCATCTTGATCTACGTCTTTGTGGAGATGCTGAAACCACTGTAGTGGGCTTGACAGATGTAGCATTATTAGACACAATGTTAGTGCTTGCATCCGTAACTGATTGACCGGCGCTACGCATAGCCATTTGATCTAATGATTGAGTTCTTCTATCAATATCTATACCAGCTAATCCACCAGCACCGGAAGCTGCTTCTGGACCTTGTATAGAAGAAATTGCTGCTTCCTTGAGGAAATCTGTGCCAGGCAACGCATACAAACCCCTACCTAAGAATGATTTTGGATCAGGTAGCATAGAGCCAATAAACTGTTTGATTAATTTACCTAAGTCTGGTGGTTCAATATCAGGTAAAATACTTCCGATATCGAAAGAGAATATGTCTTTAACATATCCCACTACATCACTCACTAGATTAGTGATGAACTCCGACATTCTGAATGGTTCGTCTGGGCTACCGAAACCAAAGATATCTTTAATTGAATTAATAGCAACATTTACACCATAGAACACTAAATCAGTAAGAGCCATGGCTCCGCCAAGTAAATTTTCTTTACTGAAGTCACCACCAAATATTCCTGATATAGTATTCCATATCTCACCCAAGGTTTCCTTAAAGAAGTTGTATACACTATATTGACTTAGGAATGTATCTGCTTCTGCGGGGAAAGAAAATAATGATGTAATACTTTCCCATATCTCTGACATCTTTTCCTTAATAGTTCTGTATAGAGAGAACTGCATTAAGAATTCGTCTGCTGCTGTAAGGAGACCCCCAATCCAATCTCCAAGCGCACCGAATACACCAAGCAAGTCTTCAAACAATTTACCAAATGTTAGAGTAGATAGATAGTCACGAACAGATGTGTACAGTCCTGTAAAGAAACTTCCAATAGAACCAAAGAGCGTTCCACTTTCACCAAAATCCACACCAAAGATTTTTAGGATACCAGTAAGGACTAGATCAAGAGATTCGGCTAAGAATGTACCAATACCCAAAACAATCTTTGTAATACCAGCAAGAATACCACCCTCTTCAGAACCAAAGATCATTCTGAAACCTTGTATGACTCCATCAATATTTCTCATAAATGAATCTATGATACCACCAAAGGTATCCGTCAATATTGGTAGAACAGTTTGAATAAAGAAGTTTGCAAGCGGAACCAATATATCATCATATATTTTCTTTAGCATGGGAAAGATTTTATCTGTAAAGAGTACTTTTATTTTCTCAAAAGCATCTTTAAATTTGCTTAGATCACCTTCTGAAAATCTTTTAATTAGTTCAAATATAGCGAAAAGTCCAGCACCAAGGAGAATTCCTTTCAGAACTTTTGTTATCTTACCAAAGATACCACCACCATCAGCCTTAAATTTATCAAGAACACCAGTCTTAAATGCAGAACCTATTCCAGCAAGTTTGTCTCCAATATTGGAGAACATTGCTCCCATTTTTCTAGTTTGCTCACGAGACGCTTCTAATGCAAACCCAGCTTGATTTCTCGCTGTTTGTGCGCTATCCTTCATAAAGTCTAGACTTAGTTGTGCAGATTTACCCAAACTGGCAACACCAGCCCTGAGGCCATCAAAACCTCCGCTCAGTTTTGAGCCTAGTGCTTCAAACGCTGCGGTATTATAATTGATTGCATCAGTTTGAACTTCCTGATTTTTAGCAATCTTGATGTCACCTTCAGAAGCTGGTGGTAGAGCCATGTTCTATTCCTATTTCTTTTTAAATGCATCAGCACCAAAGAATGCCGATACCAATACTGCAATAGATGCAAAGTATGTTGGTGCAATATCTGCAATGAGAGTAGCAGCTTTATCTAATCCAAGAAATGATGTAATAGCAATACCAAGGGGATACACAAGCAAACCAATTAGTGAGAACCAAGCCATCTTGCGGATTGCATCTCTTTGTGCATCTTCATCTTCCATTCTTTTTCTTTTAAATTCCAAATTCATCTCCATTTCTTCATGTGAAATGTGACCATCTCCATTGGTGTCCATACCTTCAACGGCTTTAGCATCAATGGTCTTTGTTTCTTCAGCCATGTGACTTACCTCTTCTGTGCTTTTTGTTGTTCTTCTTGTTCTTCAAGATAGTTCTTTAACAAATTCACATATATGTCCCGTTCAAAGGGGATCATGTTATCAAGTTCAGTCAATGAGTATTTATGATGTTGCATCATAGCAAAGTTTAATTGATAGTAGTTGGCCAATGAGTCATGACTCAAGCCTAAGTAAAAAAACTTTGCAAACCCTCCAATATAATAGTCTCCTCTTCACCACATTGTGGACAAGTAAATGTCACAGTGTGTTTTAAGCTAGGCATATCAGCATACCAGTTTGAAATCATCTGGAACTGATTTTGATTCAGTGTACCAATCCAATCATTGATCTCTTGTTTGCTAAAGTCGTTATATACAGTCTCATCATCAAAAACATAATCGATATGATCTGCAATGAACTTGAAGACTTCTTCAGCGGTATCCATATCTCCTCTTGACACAGCATCGATATTTGGATACTTAAGCATAACACCCAACTTATCATTGAGCATAATTTTCTTATCTTTTACTTCACCTTGGACTTTGATGTCATCGATATTAATTTGTACTTCTGTCTTATGAGTACATTCACTATCAGTATGTCCAATAGATACCGTGATTACTTCTCCAACACTCTTACCTCTAAGTACAAGAAATAAGTATTCAATATCAAATGTTGCTAACTTGCTCACATCAATATCACTAAGGATGCAGTCTGATAACAAGTTTGATACTGCTCTTGCAATATCGCTTGGTTCTTTACCTTCAAGAGCGATTAGAAGTGTTTTTTCTTCTTTCACCAGAAAAGGTCTGTATTCAATCTGTTCGCCCGTTGAAGGGACAACAGTAGTAAAAGTTGGGGTTGATACTACTGGTAAAGCCATAATTTACTCCATTATGTTATTAAAATCTAATCGCTCCAAATGGTGTGTTTACAGTTCCTACAGAACCAAGTCCACCTTGTGCTGAAATATTTCCTAGACCCGGAATAGTAGCTGCTGCTGCAAGACCGCCTGGCCCAAATGAGAAACCAAAAGAAGAACCTAGACCCGGCTGATCTGAACGGTTGAATACTACTTTGTAGTCTCTGTAAGCCATTGTCACTGATAGTTTCGCCACATCTTCACCCTGCCAGTTCATGGTTACTGGATTGATTGCAACAGGATATGCTTCTATCAATG